CAAAAGTTTTTTGGTATCGGCTGTCATTGAATTAATCGTATTTGGATCTAATGAGTTCATTGCTTTCATAACCGTCTGTCCAACATCCAATTTTGGGCCATCCGCATGCTCTGATGGCAATTTTCCCAACTTAAAGAGTTCATTGGTAGCCGATTGAAACTCCTCCTTTTCGATTTCTTTTTCTTTTTCCTTTCCCTTTTCTTTTTCCTTCCCTTTTTCTTTCTCTGGATGAGCGGAAGTGGCCTCGGCTACTTTCTTGGAATCTACTTCATCTTTTGTATTTGCAGAAGCAGAAGATCCAGAGGAAGATGCACCCTCCTTTGGAACATCAGGCTGAACATCTTCAAATCCTTCCACGGAAGGAGAATATACACCCACGGGCTCGGACTTTCCTAAGGAATGGATACGACGGATTACCTTTTCAGACGAATCCTGGAACCCCTCCTCCTCGGGAATTTCCTCCTGAAAGGGCTCCAAATGAACTAAATACTTTCTTACAAATAATGTATAAATCAGAGCAACTAGAACCGTGAATGCAGTTACCAGTTGAAATGAATCTAACAAACCCATTAATAGAAGACCTACTGCCGCTGAAAATAAGAAGCCGGTTATACCTGAATACAGAATCGTATAGAATCCTGCGATCACTAAAAGAACGATACACGCATAAAACATAGAAGGGTCGCCAAGTTTCATTCTATTCTATCTGATAAATAGGAAACATTCAAATCATAAGTGGAACAAGTATTTTTTGTATAAACCAAAAAAGAAACCCTCCAAATGCAGATTTCACCACCAAACCACCCGTAGTCAAATCGCCACCAATACGAAGTAATGATGGAATATATTGTCCAATTAATACATTCAACACAGGTAAACTAACAATAAAAATAATTATTGCGACAATTAATGGTTGTTTGATCTGTGCAATAATCTCTGCATACATATTTCCCTGAGAAGGCGCCAATGTCGGATAGCCTCCTGGAGGGGCTTGTTGCACATTGGCATAAGGCGAACCACCAAATCCCATTCCATTAGAGGGATTCATTCCATGGGGCGAATGCATAACATTTGCAAAATCAGCGGGGCTTGGATGGTCCTTTCCAATTAAATGTGCCGTAGAAGTTGCAGGATCCATTGTATGCGGATACATTGTATTTGGATTGGGTGATGAAATCATACGATTTCCATGTCCTGCAGGAGGTGGCGGAGCATTCATAATTGGATTTTGCTGACTCGGAACATTCATATCTGCCAAGATTTTATTCACAAAATCATCGTCCTGATTAAATACCGGAGTCTTACCATCAAGATCTGATAATAATGTTCCCGCACTGGCCATTTTCTCTGAAAAAGATGAGAAATCCTTTCCTCCAAATGAATCACATGTGAGGAATAGGGGAGACACGACGCTGAAACGCATCCGACGAGCACGATCGGAAGGCTTCAATCGCTCCTGAATCGGGGCATTTCACAATTTTTGTCTTAAATTCATAACACTTCTCCGCTAAACGATATACATACTTATCAAAGTCCTTCTCCAGAGGGGGCTTTGATACATTACAATCTTTCCCAGAACAAATAGGACGGAGTAAGCAGATTAATCCAACTCCCAATATCAAACTGAAAAAATAATTGAACTTTTCATCTTGTAATATGGAATGGATTTTCATCGTGACAGTCGTTCTATCTCTTCTCCATTCTATTTTCTATTTATCATTAGAACCATGCTTAATCATATTCGTGTCTATCCTCTCGTTCTTGGCCTTATCATTGGGGTAATTGGAATCTTATTCATTAAACCAGAACAAATCATATCCTACAAATATCCTGTGCCCGAGAAGGCAAAAGATATTATCTACAAAGATCGCAATGATATGTGCTATCAATATATTCCGCAAGAAGTAGACTGTGATAAAAACGAGTCACGCATCAAACCCTTTCCTCTGAGTCTATAAATCTGATTTATTCAACTCCTGGTTTTGTTAAGGGTTTCTTCTTTTTCATTGAACCTAATGATACTGGTGCAGATGAAATGGGTGCAATTAATTGAACAGGTTCCGCATCTTGTGGAGGCATCAAAGGCACATTCTTAATCACCGATGTATCTTGGACAGAGGATAAGGATGAGGAAGAGGAAGGCACAGATGCCTGAACAGAAGGCTGTCGATTTTTAATTGGACGTTTATTTGAGAATCTACCCTTTGGCGCTTCTTTCATTTTCTCATCCAATTCTTTCTTCAATGTGGAACGAATATCCATCAATACTGTTCCCAACAGATTCTGTCCCGCCCAATGGATTGGATTTTTCGCATGAATATCATCCATGGAGATTCCAATTCCAATCACTTGATCATTTGGCTGATAAGCACCCAATGTAGCATTTTGTGTAGCCAATAAACGACTCTGAAGTTCTGGATACTGACGAAACTTGGCAGCCTGAACATCATATAAAATTCTCTTTACTGCCTCTGCCCATTCTTGGTCCGATACCTCCTTTACATCGTCCCTGTCATAAGATACCTCCCCAGGGGTTTCCGCAGACATAATTTTACGAAAGTTCTCATCGTCCTTAAAGGTTTTTGCTAATTCGGCGGCCAATGCCTGTTTTGCACAATGATAGGTGGCAGAACGGATAGTAATCTGAACTACCCAATCCAACGCCATAAATCCATATTCATTTGTATCAGCATCTTGAAATAAGATGACAGGACCCGTCTCCTCCTTACGAATCTCTGCCATAGATTTTAGTGGCTCTTTCACAGGGAGATTTCCTTGACGAACATATAAATCCTGCAAGGGGAATGGACTCACTTTTAACATAGCAACAGAATAGGGCAAATTACGCGTCTCATTGGGCTGATTAAAGTCAATACGACGAATTTCTACACCCTCCTGATGTGCCACATAACGAAGAGGATAACGGATATATTGTAACTGGTTGTCCGCCTCGATTACGGCACGCGTATATTGAATTATTTTTTGATCGGAACGATCTTGTCTTTCGTATTCTTCGTGTAATTTCATATAAGCATCGTCATAATTTTTCATCGCAATCGCAATTTGTTCTTTTCGTTGTTTTTCCATTTCATCATTTTCCTCCAATGAAAGGGGACGATAGGAAGGAATAACCAATGTCTGCTGGATTTCACCCTCTTTATTCTTTGTTACTAGATTACCATCATCATCATAAATGTGTAGAGTGGCAATCCCCCCCTTATAACCTTTGGCCAATAATTCTTTATGACGCTTTGTATAAAACGCCTTTACATCTTCGGTCGACATCGTAACTATTCTACTATCATAATGTCATATCCTTTTTCTTTATTTCTTCTTTTGTTTGTTTTATCCGTTCATCCAATTATGCTTTCTATCAATCTCTGAACGGAGGGCGATAAAAAGATATACGTTATGGTGTAAAAAGATGCGTCAAATATTCTGTCATGCAGATTAGTAATGTCAAGTTCAGAGCAAATTAGTTCTGTAGATTCCATGACCTATGGAATTCCGACATCCATTGTCGTATTTCTCATTGTATTTATGATCTTTCAATGGGAGTTTACTATGCCATCCTTCCGTATTTTATTATATGTTGGCATTCCAGTTCTTATTTATTTAATCACTGCAGTCGTGACCCTTTTAGCACAATATTCAGGATGTTCGACCATTCGTATCAAAGATGTATTCCTTTATAGTGTTCCTAGTGCCGTATTTTCATATATCGCCCTCTTTATTTCTTTCTTTTCTTTCTGCCGTATACCTGTCGGATCCGTGATTGCTCCACTCTTTATTTCTACTCCTCCTCCCGATCCATCGAATCCAGCCAGTTGCTGTGCTCAAAAAATTACCCTAGAATCGGTTGAAAAGAATCAACCGATGGTCAAGGGATTTTCTCATGGATTCTACTTGTTCTTTTCCACGCTCTTTGGACTGCTCGTCAGTATTGGGTTTACTTCTGTCTGTAATCCATAAAATGACTTGTTAAACGATTACATTCATCATATATCCGCCTCGTAAATCGATCGGTGACTCTGTAAACCATTACTCATCCGATGACTGATCATGGAATAATAAATTAGGGGCTTCAGGTCCCAAATAAATGTATTTCGGAATACCCTTTTTTGCGGTCTCATTCGCATCCAAAATATAATATCCCTTCTTCATCTCATTCACATGGGTTGGACGTTTTTTCACAGAAGATGATAATGATTTTGTAGACACATTATCAGGCTCGATCGATTCATTGCTTACTACAATATCGGAATGATCCAATGACCCAGATAGATCCATCGATAAAGAAGAACGATTGGAGGAATCATTTGAGGAGGTCATGCGTAACACAATCAGATACGATAACATCGCCCATAAAATGGTGAATAACCAAAATGGCATCCATGTGTATTGCTCTTGATTACGACCTAAACCAAATTCCTTCCATTCTCCATCCGAATTAAACATTAAGTCGGGCTTAAAATACAATACAGTGGATACGCCTGCCAAGTATAACAATCCCGAATAAATCAATCGTTTCATTGACAATGTATTCTTCTTGTTCTTCATAGAAAAAATGCGGATTAATCATCATCTCCATGTTGGGCAAAATCATAACCCCCTTCTCTTTCAAATTCCGCTTCTGAAAAAACGGGGAGACCCAATTCATCGTGTTCTCTTCCCGCGGGAGGGAGATTTTCACCCGTAGAAACACCCTCAAAATCAATCATGCCTGCATCCAAACGACGCAAACGCTCCTGATCATAATAATCTTTATCATAGGCCCAAATGAGTTTGGTTCCACCCACTGCCCACTTACCTAATCCAAGTTTCTTGTTCAATTTCTCGATCGCTCTCTCTTCGTCTGACAATTTGTCAAACTCCTTAATGACGTGAACACGTTCCATTTCCTCCTTCGCCGCAATCATATATCGAATGCGCTCATCATCATAGGACAACTTCTCACGATTGTATTTTTCAATCGATAGATGAATCAGTCTCAATAGATAATCAATCGAAGGATTCGAAATCTCCTTTACTGCACTCATAATAATTGCATCCTCTGGAATATGATAGGAATCCAACATCATGGCTAATGGACCAAAAAAGAGAACACGCTGAATATATTCCAGTGACATCTGTCGACCTGGAAAACGAATGGCACGAATACGATCCTTATAGGCAATGATTTCACTCATCTGATTCGAATAATAGCGCAATTTGGCACGCGCTAAATCATATTGTGGATTGGATGTCCAGTCTTCTGGCTTTTTGGATAAATCTCTTAAGTGTACATCCATCATTTTTTTCAAATCCTGTGCATGTTTATCTGATAAGTCCATTCGCGTTTCAATTGGAATAAACAGGGAGTCAGGGTCAAATCCACATAAGATGCGATGAAATGGAACACTAAAATAGGATTGAAGAATTTGGAAGAAGTTGTTCCAAGATAATTTGACAATACTCTCCATGATTTGCATATATTGTGCGGAAAAGCGAGACGCAATACGATCCTGATAAAATCGCCCAACATCCGACATCGTTCCCATTGCCAATACAATATCGGTCTTTAGTTCTTCGGGACTGGCATTATGATTCAATTTCTTAAATTCACGGATGGTATCCTCCATCACAGAAGACCATTGCTCAATTGGCGGGGGTCTTATTCCTCCAAAATCGGTCATTAATTCTGTAAATCCCATTGGAACAGGTAACAACTCAGGAGAAACTTCATACACGGTATGAATCGTGTCTAATAAGTTCGTAAATGATTCTGTATCCGTTGAAACATTCTGAGCGGCTAATGCGGGCTTTCCCTCTTCTTTCGCATCAATTATTTTAGGATGACTTGGAAATTGGAATCCACACCAAATACAAGCATTCATCAAATTGGGTTCATGCGGGTGGCCTACTCGTTTTCCCTTAAAGCAATATTTCAAAAAGATACGATAAAATAAATCCTTATCGGCAGTGGCTACTTCTGAACTCTGCTCACGCGGAATAAAATGGGTAACGAGAGATGACCCTTGAAGCATGGGTTGCCAACGCCTTGTCTGTAATTCAGGAAGATCCGATACATCTTTCCACTTCTCTTGAGAAGTTGTTAACGATGATATACAGCAGGTTGTCTCCAAAAAGGGTGAACCGTAAATTGCCTCTTTTGAATCATTTGCAATCTGATGTGCGCGACGAATCCATAATTTGACAAGAGCATGCTGATTACCGAGTTTCTCAGCAATCTCAGGTGTAATCGCATTTTTGGCTGCCTCTGTAATGGACGTCATCTTCAAATCGGGCAAAAAGGATGGAAATACTGCATCTCGTGGAATATTATCTCCACTCGATACACGACCCATCACGTCCTCTTCATATCGACGTTTCTCCGCTAAATCTGCTTGAACCATTGGATCCTCCATGATTTTTGGAAATAACAATATCATGTAATATACGGCAGCATTCATACGTTTCACATCATCCTTTTCATTGTTGTATCCTGTTTTGCCCCATGGAGCCTCTTTCAACCGTGTGGATCCTACCGCACAAGATAGGTATTGAATTCCATCACGCTTTGAGAAATCGGTATCAAGTGGATAACCTTGGAAAGACGGTGTTTTACATGCCTGTAAACGATAACGAACCACGTAATCTGGTTTTTTTGTTTGAATATCAATCAATAAGAAAATGGAACAAAGAGCAATAAAATGACGGGCATGAAACATGTCATAATCCAGTTTCGGTTTACTCTTCGCATAATTCTCTCTAGACGGCAATTTTGACAGAAATCGCATGGTTCGTTCCACAATTGTCTGATAACTTGGTATATCCAAAAATACACCGACTTTTTCTGAAATCATACGAACGACATTTGCACATACTCTTTCATCCGCAGTCATCTTCCATTGAATCGTGTTCACCTGCTCAACAGGGGCACTGATGAGATCATCAATCTCTTCCTCCAGTAATGCATCTTCATCTACCAATGTTGCACGTCCCGAAATGGGACGACCGTCATCGTCGTATTCCATATTGTTATCAAAATCAAGATCACGAATGGACTGACCACAATTGCGACAGATGTATTTTCCTTGGAATTGCCCACCTGAACATTTTAATATAATTTCTTTCTCGATTGTATCCTTCTCCCTTGGATGTAAATAGGCTTGCAATTGAAGGCGTTCATGGATACAGAGCAATTGCTCTTTACAGATATTACAATGAAACCAATTATCCTTTCGTTCACCCTGATAGCGTTTGAATACTTTGGTTAATTCGTAAAAACGTTCTCCATCATCTGTTAAGCGGCGAACACTCACCATATCCGCAACATGTTGACATTTATTTCTCTTTGGACGATGACCTGCCTCTCTCTCCATTTGACGCAATTGGCTCTGTATTTTTAGAATTTCCAAATACTGATGATTCGATGTTCGATGACTCTCTTCTGCGATTAAAAGAGGGTTCTTGCCTGCCGTTAATTGAAACAGATTGTCATGATGTTTGGTTAAATACAATATCTTACCAATATCGGATCCCGCCATGGTAGGGTTGAATTTTTCATACTCTTGAACTGTCTGGGTTAATAGATCCTGATAGTGAATATCGCTCCACATGGATGCTTCCGATAAGAGTAAATTCGTTTCTGGTGATTTCTGTTCCATTCCTGAGATCGCCGTTCTCAACTTAGAAATGACAGACTTTACTTGTGCTTGATGGAGAAACATCTTTCGTTTCAAGACTTTGGCTAAATCTTTATAGATCTCAAATTGATCCAACCCATAATGAACCAATGTCTGAAAACAATCTGCCCATCCCAGTGATGGGATATTTAATCCCGCAATATAGTCTGTTAACGAGATATCGCCCAATGTATCTCCATCTGGTTTTAGAAGAATAACGTCTTTCGTAGTGCCGTCCTCTTCTACTGGTTCACCTAGTTCTATCAAAATATCTTTCATTAACTTTAATGGCATTTGGCTACGGCCACTATCCATCGCGAGATCATATGAACGCTTCTTTGCAAAATAGGGTATAACATGCTGTGGAAATAATAGAAATCCTTCCAATGGTGCTCGGTCGGGTGAATATAATATTTCTTTGCGACGATCAACGCCTTTACGATATGTGGAAGTGAGGGCACGCTCGAGTCCAAAGGGAAGATAGTCTAGAATGGGAGGTGCTGTCTCTTTTTTGGAGGCAATATATCCCTGAACCATTTCGTCGTCAATGGATGGAATTTGTGAACGAAATACATCACTATCCGCCGAAGCGAGCCACGAAGGTCGGAGTTGGTGATCTGATGTCCATGGACGATATTTTTTAGAAAACTCTTGTTGCTGCAACCATTCGCGAACAATCGATTTTTGACCAACAGATGATGCAACAATTGGGCTTTTATTTTCAATCATTTGAATGAGTTCAGTTTCAAAATCAGTAAATACAATTTCCTGATCGACGGCATCCTCTTGATTATCATCATCTGGAATCGTATACAGTTTCTTTGTCATTTGGAGGACAGGTCGACCCATGGGAATAGGAGCAGAATGAACAAGATCCGCTAAGGTCTGGACAGATACTGTTTGTGCACCCTTTACAGCACCTTCATCATCATACTCAATGGTTGATTTATTGAGATGATACAGAGTTTCTACAAGAATACGAATACGACGCATTGCATGTTGATCCTTCTGTAGCGATGGATCGAGAGAGTTAATAAAATCATTAAGTGCATCCACCTTTTGTAAGTGATCGGGAATGCGTTGCTCATAGGAAGCCGCTTCACGATAAATAATTGGCTTAACAATTTCGACTGGATCCAACATAACAATCCGTTTTAACATAGATTGTTCCTCACTGAGTGGTTCATTTGCATCGTTCTCTTTCTCGTTCTCATTCTCCTCATCAAAAGATGATGGAGAAGGGACATTTACATCGGACTCGTTTGATTTTTCCTCTGGAACAAATTCACGAATACTTAGAATGCGAATACCCTCATCCAATGGAATACCGATAAAGTTAAATACAATGTCTCTTTCTGATTCGGGATCGTTTACTTCATGAACCGTAATCGAATCTTTTTCTACATCAATATGTTTGATTTTATAGGTTTGAATAAGTTGACCACTTTCATCAATGGCATCTACGATTTGTCCTACACGGAAATCCTGCTGTTCAACAAATGATTCGAGAGATCGCTTTTCAATAATATAAATGGCACTTACACCATCTTCATCCTTATAGAGTTCACCCTTTTCTTCATCTTGTTCCAACTCAAAATCATGAAGTATATCCGAGACACCCTCGGGTTTCACTCGGAGAAGTTCCAAACTACGATAATAAACCATTCCGCGCGTTTGGCCATGGTATTTGGTAGATTCTACAATGATATAATCGCCCAATTGAATGAATAACATATCATCTGTATCCTCCTCCAATACTTGGTGGTCATTGCTGGATGCGATCTGTATCGAAGAATCAATGACTTCAATTCCATCTTCTTCCAGATCAATCGGTTCGGATTCTTCCATTTCATTTTTATCGATCTCCACATCGATGGTTACATTTTCATCAGTAAGACGATTTTCGTCAAGATTAGGGTCTTTTGGCGAAACAGTTGCGTCTGGACGATTCATCCTCCCTATCCTGCTGTGGAGATTCTAATACTCGCATCCTTCACTCATTATATCTATCCACTCTGTCCTATCCGGTGCGATGATCGATTCATATATAAAGCCCTTTAATGGGTAATTAGGCCAGAATGTCATTGTCCATCGAAGTCCTGTTGTTTAAGGAATTAACAGAGAAATATCCGACATGGGATCTATTTCAGAAGTGGTTAGAGTCGGAGGAGGGTGGATTCTTACGCATCGTGGATTCTGGTGAGCATCGATGTATTATTCGATATGACAAATCATCCTCTTTATTGGATCTTCCGCATGTTCGTTGGTTTCGTTCTGTCATATGGGATAAAGTGAATCATTGCCCCATTTCGGTGGCCCCTGCACGTTCATCTTCACGTCCATTTCCCGAGACAAAGGAAACGGTGTCCGATTTGGTTTGGGAGGAGTATGTGGATGGATTTATGATTCAATGTTATTATGCAAAGGGGGATGAAGAATTGGGAATTGCATCAAGATCAAAGAGAGATGCATCCGGAATATTTTACTCTCCCAAGCCCTTTCGAACTCTATTTTTAGAAGCATATGGCGGTATTCCCGTCGTAAATAAACCAAATGAAGAACGGGATGAGGTTGCTGTATATTATAGTTATGTAGTCCAACATCCCGATCATCGTATGGTAACTCCCATTTATCAACCACGTGTACTCCTCATTCAAAAGGGATGG